GACAGAAGGTATTGAAGAGGCAACAGGAAGAAATTTAAGTAAAGAAATAGTACAACATTTTGAAGATAGAGATACTTGGAAGAAAGTACCTAGTGAGTGTGGATATAAAGAAGTTGTCCATATACATCCATTTGGACGTATAGTAGGTAAATTTGATACAGGTAATTCAGGTACGTCTGTTATACACGCTGATAAATTAAAAACAAGCGGTGGTAAAATCACTTGGTCATTAGAAGGTAAAACAATTACAAATGATATAGTGCGTAAGCAAAAAATTAGTGTAGGTGGTTTAAGAGATTATGAAGAAGAAAGATATGTCATTAAACTTGATGTAGATTTTGCAGGTGGAGAATATAAAGATGTAGAATTTACACTTGATGATAGAGATGAAAAATCAAAAATATTATTTGATAGGGAAACTATGAATAGATTTAATGTTATGGTTAATCCTAATAGAAAATATGTAATAACAACAAAGTATAGTTTAGATGACAAGAAAGGAGAAAAAAAATAAGATGAGTATAAAAGGAAAAGTGAAATGGTTTAACCCTACAAAAGGTTACGGTTTCATAGCAAGAGAAGACAATGAAAAAGATGTTTTTGTACATTCTTCAGCTGCTCAAGCAGCAAGTTTAGAGTTAAACGAAGGTGATGAATTAACGTTTGAAATTACTGAAGGCGAAAAAGGTAATTCAGCAGTAAATTTACAAAAAAACTAAAGACAGAAAGGAGCTACTTCAAGTGGTAAATGAAGAAACAAGAAGTAAAGAAGATATAGCAAAGGATATTAAATTTATCTTGGAAGATAAAATAGCCCCTGCTGTAGCTCAACACGGTGGATTTATAAATTATTTAGATTTTGATATGGATTTAGGTGTGGCAAAATTAGAACTGGCAGGTGCTTGTTCTGGTTGTGCAATGTCTAAGCAAACACTACATCAAAGTGTAGAAGATATGTTAAAGCATTATGTTCCAGAAGTCAAAACAATTGTAGGTGAAGATGACGAAAAAGCAGAAGAACAAGGATACACACCTTTTTTTCCACAAGGCAACATTGACAATTGATGAGAAATGGTATATATTATAATTAAGGAGAAATATAATGGCAAGTGATGAAATATTAGTCTGTAGATTGGTAACAGGAGAAGATGTTATCGGAAAAATTACAGAAGGATCAAAGACAATTACAATCATAAAAGGATTTGTTATCATACCAACACAATCAGCAAAGGGACAACCTATACAGTTAATGTTGACCCCTTATGCTCCATATTCAGATGGAGACTCAATTGAGATTAGAGCAGATAAGGTTATGTCAATAACAAAACCAAAAGAACAAATCAAACAGAATTATATTACAAATACATCATCTATTTTAGCACCTAAAAAACAGTTAATAACTGAAACAGGTTTGCCATCATTAGATAAGTGATAGACGTATATTTTGTAAGGGACGGATCCAAAATTCGTGTTCAAGCTAGAGAAGGTTTGAGTGCAATGGAGGCAGCCAAATTTGAATCAACAGTAGATATTCCAGAAATACCTGCTGATTGTGGTGGCAACTGTATGTGTTGTACTTGCCACGTATATGTAGATGAAAAATGGATAGATAAAGTACCAAAGATGGATGCTAATTCCATTGAAGAAGAACAATTAGAATATGAAAAAGGATATAAACCAGGTGCTAGTAGATTATCTTGTCAGATATCTCTTACACCAGAACTTGATGGTTTAATCCTACATTTGAGACCAGATGAACTTTTATAAAAATGTAATAGAATATAAAGGCAAACTACTTGTTAGAGGTGTACATAATGACAAGGAGTATAAAGAGAAGATTAATTTTTCTCCAACATTATATTCATTAACAAAAGAACAAACAGATTTTAAAACTTTACAAGGTCAAAATTTAAAACCAATAACTTTTCAATCTATTGAAGCTGCTCGTAGATTTAGAAGAGATATCGCAACTCAAAATTCACCTATCTATGGACTTGAAAGATATCATTATCAATATATTAATAGAGAATTTCCAAAACAAGTTAACTGGTCAAAAGATTTAATTAAAATATTTACATTAGATATAGAGTGTGGTTGTGAAAATGGTTTTCCAGAAGTAGATAATCCTATAGAAGAATTACTTTGTATTAGTGTTAAGAATCAATCCAATAAACAGATTATAACTTGGGGTGTTGGTAAATTCACAACAGACCGTACAGATGTAACTTACATTGAATGTAAAGACGAAAAACATTTAGTAATGGAGTTTATGAAATTCTGGTTAAAGAATTATCCAGATGTTATTACAGGTTGGAATACTAAATTTTTTGACTTACCTTATTTAATGAATAGAATTAAATTACTTGTAGGTTCTAAAGTCGCTAATCGTATGTCACCTTGGAATGTAGCAACTAGTGAACAAATTATTATACGAGGTAGACCTAATACATATTATACTTTATATGGTATTGCTATGTTAGATTATCTTGATTTATATAAATGGTTTATACCAGCAAGACAAGAAAGTTATAGACTTAATCATATAGGTGAAGTAGAATTAGGTCAAGGTAAACGTGAAAATCCATATGGCACTTTTAAAGATTTTTATACAAAAGATTTTCAAAAATTTGTAGAATATAATATACAAGACGTAGAAATTGTTGACGCATTAGAAGATAAGTTAGGTTTAATTGATTTATCTTTAACGTTTGCATATGAAACTAAAGTAAATTATAACGATATTTTTTCACAGGTTAGAGTTTGGGATACATTAATCGCAAACCATTTGATGAAAAAAAATATTTGTATACCTCCTAGGGAAGAACATTCCAAGGATACAAAGTATGAAGGCGCTTATGTAAAAGAGCCTAAACTTGGTATGCAACATTGGGTGGTGTCTTTTGATATCAACTCTCTTTATCCACATATTATTGTACAATATAATATTTCTCCCGAAAAGATATTAGGTGTTGATTCATCTGGTGTTTCTGTGAATAAAATGTTGAGTAAGAAGACACCCCTAGAGTTTTTAAAAGATAAAGACGCTTGTATAACACCTAACGGTGCAATGTTCAAAAGAGATAGTCAAGGTTTCTTACCTGAAATGATTGAAAAGATTTATAAAGACCGTGTGATATATAAGAAACGTGAGTTAAAAGCACAAAGAGAATATCAAAAGAATCCAACAAACGAATTAAAAAAAGAAATTGCTAGATGTCATAATGTACAATGGGCAAGAAAGATTGCTTTGAATAGTTGTTATGGTGCAATAGGTAATCAATACTTTAGATACTATGATATAGCACAAGCAAGTGCTGTAACTACAGCAGGTCAATATATTATAAGAAATATAGAACAAAAAGTAAATGAATATCTAAATCAAATATTACAAACACACAACGAAGTAGATTATGTACTAGCGTCTGATACAGATTCAATTTATGTATCGTTTGATAAACTTGTAGAGAAGACTTGTAAAGATAAAACAGACCAACAAGTATGTGATTTTCTTGCTAAGGTATGTGATAACAAATTAGAACCTTTTATTGCAAAACAATTTAAAGACATTGCAGATTATACTAACGCATTTAAGAACGCAATGGTTATGGCACGTGAAGTTATTGCTAACAAAGGTATATGGGTTGCGAAAAAAAGATATATGTTAAATGTATTGGATGAGGAAGATGTAAGATTGTCTGAACCTAAATTAAAGATTATGGGTATAGAGGCAATTAAATCTTCAACTCCACAAGTGTGTCGTGGTAAAATTAAAGAGGCAATTAAAATTATAATGTCAAAACAAGAATCAGATTTACATATTTTCATTGCAGGTTTCAAAAAAGAATTTATGAATATGTCTGCTGAGCAGATATCATTTCCAAGGTCTTGTAATAATTTGAGAAAATATGGCAGTAGTAAAGATGTGTTTATTAAAGGTACACCAATACACGTTAAAGGTGCGTTGATTTATAATCACCAAATAAAAGAATTTCAATTACAAAATAAGTATCCTTATATACAAGAAGGAGATAAGATTAAATTTATTAAATTGTTAGAGGCAAATCCATTTAAGTTTGATGTGATTAGTTATGTAACACAATTACCAAAAGAGTTTAATCTACAGAAATATATTGATTATGAAATACAATTTGAGAAAACTTTCCTAGACCCTATGAGATTTATATTAAACTCAATAGGTTGGGAACACGAAAAGAGAGCAAATCTGGAGGCATTTTTCGGATGAGTTTATATAAAAAAGTAGAAAAAGTTATACCAGAGATTGAGTGGAAGTTTCACGCTCCTTATATTGAAAGTATTAATAAATTAAAAAAAGAAAAGAATGTTGTAATACTAGCACACAATTATATGACACCAGAAATATATCATTGTGTTGCTGACATAGTTGGTGATTCTTTATTACTAGCAAAAGAAGCAGCGAAAACATCAGCAGATATTATTTTGATGTGTGGTGTTTATTTTATGGCAGAAACAGCAAAGTTGATGAGTCCAGATAAAACAGTTTTAATTCCAGACCCTAAAGCAGGTTGTTCATTATCAGAATCTATTACAGGTAAAGACGTAAGATTATTAAAAGAAAAATACCCAGGTGTGCCTGTGGTAACTTATGTGAATACGTCTGCTGATGTTAAAGCAGAAACAGATATTTGCTGTACATCTTCCAATGCAGTTGAGATAATAGAATCGTTGGGAGTAGATAGAGTTATATTTCTTCCAGATGAATACCTTGCTAAAAATGTTGCTAAAGAAACAAAGGTTAAAATTATATCTTGGCACGGTACTTGTATAGTACACGAAAAATTTACTGCTGAAGAAATTAGAGAATATAGAAAAGATAATCCAGGCATAACTATTTTAGCTCATCCAGAGTGTCCACCTGAAGTAATTGCTGAAGTGGACTTTACAGGTTCAACATCTAAAATGAGCAATTATGTTAAAGAAAAACAACCACGTAAAGTATTAATGATTACGGAGTGTTCAATGAGTGATAACGTTTCAGTAGAGAATCCAAATGTAGAATTTGTTAGACCTTGTAATTTGTGTCCACATATGAAAAGAATTACTTTACCAGGAATATTACAATCGTTAATGATGAACACATATGAGGTGAAAATACCAAATGCTATAATGAAAAAAGCAAGAATACCTATAGAGAGGATGGTATATGGCACACATTAAAGTATATATTTTTTGTCAAAGTGAAGTGGGTACTGGTCATTATGTTAGATGTAATAACATAAGAAAAGGTCTTGATGATTGTAATTTACAAAGTATAAGTGGGAATTATACCAATGAAGAGTTAAAGGAAGTATTTGCTAAACAATTAAAAATAATAAATGATTATAAACCAGATGTTTTATTATTTGATGGCTTTCCTTTTATGAGATATCCTTGGATGAAATCTGGTTTAGATTTTGTATTAGAGTGTGTAAAGAATACTTGGAAGGATATAAAAATTGTATCGTCTGTTAGAGATATTTGTTATCCATATCAAGGAGGTAAAGGAAGTAATCATTATTCAGCATTAACTACTGATTGGGCAAATGAATATTTTGACGCTATACTTGTACACGGAGATAAAAATTTTATTAAGTTAGATGAAAGTTTTGAACATTTAAATTTAATTGATCCACCTGTTTATTATACAGGTTATGTAACTGACCCATATAAACCAAAACCACAAAAAAGAAATGGTACAGTTGTATCTGCAGGTGGTGGTAGAGTTGCAATGGATTGCTTTGATAAGGCAATGGAATTATATGATGGAACAGATTGGACGTTTTCTGTTGGTCCTAATATGAACGATTTAACGTTACAAAAATTATTAAAATGGGCAGGTGATAAGAAGTTGAATGCTATAATGCCAGAATTAAAACCTATGTACACCTTCAAAAAGATGACCAGACCGAAGGTGGAGATAGTTTATAACGTTAAAAATTTTAGAGATTTACTTGTTAAGTATAAATTATCTATTAGTCAAGCAGGATATAATACAGTTATGGATTTATTGATGACCGATACACCTGCAAAATTTATTCCATATGTAGATAAAGATGGCGAACAAGAACAAACTACAAGAGCAAGACTTATAGATAATATGAAAATTAAACCAGATATGAATGGCGTAGAAAAGACAAAACAATTATTGGAGAAAATATGCGAGAATTAATATTAAGGGATGATGATTGTTTTGAGTTGACACAAGGTACTCGGAGATTTTTAGAACTTACAAAAAGGATACAAGTAATGTTAGCAGTTATTCCTGGTAGTATAAAATTTAATCTTGTATCATTAATTAAAAAATATCCTAAAGTAACTGTAGTACAGCACGGTTGGAAGCATATTAATAATGCAGATAAAGATAAACCAAAATTTGAAAAGTTTGATAGTTTAGATATACAAACAGGTAAAAGTATGCTAGAATCATTATTTAAGAATCAATTTTATCCTTGTTTTGTTCCACCGTGGAATAAATTTGATGGTGATTATAAGTTATTATATGATATGGGATTTAAAAAAGTTTCTGATAGTACAAATGTAATTGATTTGATGAAAGTTAAAGATAAAGTTATGGAAGAAATTAAAGTACCAGAAAATAATACTATAATGACACACCATACACATAGAAATTGGGATGATAAATGTTGGTTGAGTTTAGAATTATTAATTGAAGAAGAGAATATAAAATGGAAAAGTATAAAGTCTTAATAACAGGTGGTCACGGATTTATAGGTTGTTATATAGCAAACAATCTAAATGCAAAAGGTCATACAGTAGGTGTAATAGATAATTATACTGATTATAAGTGTTATGATAAGAAAGAGTATAAGAGAGTAATTAAACAAAGAATATTACACGCTAATGCTGCTACGTTTGTAGGCAATATTTTTAATTCTGAAGATACATTTAAATTTTTTCAACCAGATATAGTTATACATTTAGCAAGTTGTCCAAATGCTCGTATGTTATTACGTAATGTTGAACAAGAAACTAAAACAGCAGTTGATGGTACATTAAAAATTTTACAGTTGTGCGTTAAGTATAAAGTAAAAAGAATTGTATTTGCGTCTTCTAGTATGGTGTATGGTGATTTTATGTCAGACGCACCAAATGAATTGCATTTAACAAATCCTAAAACACTTTATGGTTCTTATAAACTAGCAGGTGAACAAATGATTAAAACTTTTAATAAAGATTATGGATTAGAATATTGTATTTTAAGACCTAGTGCAATCTATGGAACAAGAGATATGATTATAAGAGTGATTAGTCAAATGGCAAAGAGTATGTTTGAAAAAGGTGAAATAACTATTACAGGAGATAAAAGTAAATTAGATTTTACATATGTTACGGAAGTTGCAGAAGCATTTGTACAAGGTGCATTACATAAAGGTGCTACTAATATGATTTTTAATTGCTCACGTGGACGTGGAAGAAGTATAGTAGAAGCGGCTAACCTTGTTAAAGATTATATGGGTAATAAATGTAAGCTAAATATTAAAGAATCGGATTCTTTTTATCCTAGTAGAGATACGTTAGATAATAGTAAATTACAAGCATTAACAGGATGGGAACCAAAAATTGATATTGAAGAAGGTATTAAAAAATATATAGAATGGTTTAAGGAGAATTATATTTTATGATGAATTTTATAATGTTCTTTGCTGTAATGCTTGGAGGTCTTTTTGCTATGACTAATATAACCTTTGTACAATTTTGTATATTGTTAATAATAATAAAATTTATATGGACGGCGTATGGATATTGATAAGACATATAATATAATTTATGCAGATCCACCTTGGCATTTCCAGAACTGGAATAATGCTAAGGCACAAACAAATCCTATTCATCATTATAAAACAATGACAATGAAAGAGATTGAAGATTTACCAATTGGAGATATTGCAAAAAAAGATTGTGCATTGTTTATGTGGTGTACAGATCCATTATTACATAAACAGATTCCTATAGTAGAGAAGTGGGGATTTACGTACAAGACGGTTGCCTTTCACTGGGTGAAGATGAATAAGAAGAGAATTAAAAATTATTTTTTTAAAGGACCTGGGTTATGGACTAGAGCAAATCCAGAGATATGTATTTTAGCAACTAGAGGACACCCAAAAAGAATAAGTGGTAACGTAGATAGATTAGTAGTGAGTGAACGTAGAGAGCATAGTAGAAAACCAGATAGAATTAGAAATGATATAGTTAATCTATGTGGGGATTTACCTAGAATAGAATTATTTGCTAGACAGAAAACTGATGGCTGGGATGCTTGGGGGAATGAAGTATAATGGATTTATATACAATAGATTTAAAAAAGTTTGCTAACGAAGATGGTCTACCTATTATGAATACAAATCATTTTGATAGTTGGACTGAAAAATTAGGTAAGGAAAGATTTAGAGAAGTATTAGCAGAATATATTGCTACGTTTAGACCAAAGTTTCCTTTAAGACAAATATCATATGCAGATATGCAGAAGAATATTATTGACTTACAAAGGTTTGATACTTCATCTATATGTACACCTAAAGAACAAATAACAAAAGATGTATTTGAAAAGTATGATGATTACAAATATAACTTTAAAGAATATGGTTTAGGTCTTATTAATGGTCCTAATACATTTAATACTTGTTCTAATTATTTTATGCAAGAGTTAAGATTAAATTGTTCTAGTTATGGTTTTAGAGCACCAATAGAAGTTTGGCAAAATGGTAATGCAAGAGATATATGGAAGTGTTTAGGTCCAATATGGAGAGGCATTAATATAAAGAGAGTTTTAAATGAAGATAGTTATATGAGTGCCTTTAGATTGGGTACATATATTGCAACACAATTTAAACCAGTTGTTGCAAAAGCAATATACGATATGACCAATGCAGAAACAGTATTAGATACTAGTTGTGGT